CGGTGTCCCACGTTCCGGTGAAATCGTTAAATGCCCCGCCACCAGGCGTGCCGCTGAAGTAAGGATCTTCCTGCGCCATCAATGCCTCCACGCGTCGACGCGATATAGGCCACCCGCTCCGTCCGGATCCGCCGCCGCCCCAGTCAGCTGCCACCAACGTATTGTGACCTGGTCGGCCGCGGACACAAATCCTAGCGGTGGGACATAGTTTGCGCCCACAGTTACGGGTGCTGCAACAACTACCGTATCGCCAAGGCGAACCCCGGTCAAAGTGACCACCTGATCGGTCTTGCCTGGCACCGCGCCCGGGGCCGCGAAGTTGAGGTTGAAGGTCTGTGACAAGTGCGCCCGGATCTTCTGGCCGTTGCCGATGACGAGTTCTCCACCTTGAGCAAAAGCCTTGAGAAAAGCGCGCTCGATCGACTGCCGGAACGCCCGAAATATGTTCGGCTCGTAGGTCTCCGGGATGTCCTGCAGGATGACATTCATCGCCGGCCGGAGGGTGTCAGTTCCATGCGAAACGTGCCGGTGCGCCAGTTAGCGTTCAGCGCGTTGGCGCTCAGGCGGACAGCGATTTGCCGCGCCCGGATCTTAGGATTCACGAAGGCGGTGCCCGAGTTCACGGTAAAAGGCCCCTTGGTGAATTGCTCTACCCGCTGCGGGTACTTGCGACCTTTCAGGGTGATCCCGATCGAGCCGGCAAGCACCTTGAAGTCGGGAATTAACTTTCTCACGCGCATGATCTGATCGCCTTCCTGGATCTCGATGTCTCCCGATTCCAGGTAATCGTTCATCGTCGCGCCATCGGCGTTGACCCCGAATTCGTGATCGTAGAGATAGCCGTCGATGCCGAAAGCGTAGGGCGTCTGAAACAGCTTCGAATCACCGACGAACACGGTGCGATCCAGAGTGCCGATGCTCCAAGTGCCCTCGCGGTAGTTGTAGAGCACGTAGCGGTCGCACTCCAACGAAGCCCTGGAAGGATAGAGCCACCAGGCCTCGGTGAAAAATAGATTCGACCCCGCCCACACCTTGTCCTTCTGGATGAAATTGAGGTCGTCAAACACGGTGTTGTGCACATCGCACGGGATGATGCGCAACGAGCCATCGTAGAGATAGAAATTCTTATTTGCCATCCAGAACACGAGCCCGTCGACTTCCACCACCGCGTTGGGGCCGACGATCGAGCCGTTCGATCCCATCGGCGTCCAGCCGAAAGTATCCGGAGGTCCGACGAAGCTCATCATCCACACGAAGGCATCACTGAAGATCAGGGTCCCGGAACGCGTTTTCGCATGTGCGAGCAATTCGTTTCCCTTGTCCAAGCGCTTGGAACCGGCGACATTGGTGATGACATCCGGAGTCCACTGGTTGTAGTTCTCGCTATCAGACCAACGCACCCGCATCGCATCATCGGCCGTGCCATCATGCGCTCCATAAGCCACCAGGATGCGCTGCTCCGGTGATACGAAAATCCCACGCGCCGTAACCGGTGCCGCGCCGATGAGCGTCGCCCGCGTTCCCGTCCCAACGCTCGCATCCCAAAAATAGATTCCTCCCTTGCGGTAGTTCGCGATCAGGTCCTCGCCCCAGTTGTCGAGCTTCCAGGTGCGCGCGTTCTGCAGGAAATTCGAGATGGTTCTTGCCGTGCCCCAGGTTCCGAGGCTCCAAGTGCCGGCACCCCATCCCAGTCCGTAGATGGAGTCCGCTGTTCCTACGTGGATCTCGTATTGGAAAGTCACCGCTGCTCCGCCGCCCGTCGCACCGGAGCTCGCCACGATGGAATGTGTGATCTTGTAGGTATTGGCGTCCACCACTTCGGTAACGATGTACTGGCCATCGATAGTGATGCCTCCGACCGCAGTAGCTCCGGAGAAGTGCACGTAATCGCCGAGCAGATTCCCGTGGCTCGTGTGCGCAACGCTGACGATTGCGGAACCATTGGTGGTGGTGAATGGGTTGTTTCCCAACGTTCCCGAACTGCGCAGCGGAGTCACATCGTAGAATGTGCCGCCCTTATAGACGTAGAGCTTAAGGTGGCTTCCGGCACCGATGAATTTCTCGGCGGCAAGAGTCGGCCATTCTGCCGTCCCGCGTACTTTTCCGATGAAGGTATTGACCGTGGATTTCTGCCAACCGCCAATCTTTTGCGGCAGGCCGTTGAAGAATCGCACCTTGTCACCAGACTTCCAACGCGCTGCCTGGCCCGCCATGCGGTCAGTGGGCACCGTGGCGATGCCGGGGAGGATGATGACGTTGCGGAGGGTCATTTGCTATCCGTAAATATGCGCCTGGTTTGCACGAACGAGCGGTACGTAGGTGATGATGATCACGCCTTGTTTGCCGTCACCGCCCAGACCGCCTCCAGTGCGCAGGCACGGATTGGAGGTTCCGAAGCCACCGCCCCCACCACCGCCAGCACCGCCGTAATTTCCTCCGGGAGCTCCTACCCCGCCGTTGTTGCCGGATGTTCCGGCACCGCCACCGCCCCCACCACCGCCCGCGCCCACGCCGCTCGCGCCGATTTCAGAACCATTGCCTCCAGCCGTGCCGGCATTTGGTGCTGTGCCACCGGGACCACCCGTGCCGCCTGTGCCAGCATCACCTGCACCGCCCGCCCCTCCGGTTGTGCCCGCCCCGTTCGCTCCAGCGGCTCCTGTCCCGTTGGGCCCAGCTGCTCCGCCGCCCGCGCCGCCTCCCCCGTTACCAGCACCAGCGGTTTGGCCCCCGTTACCGCCGTTTGTGCCTGCTGGCGTACATGAGGCACCTGCGCCGCCGTTTCCAGGGATAGCAAGGCCAGTCGCGTTGCCTCCAGCTTTAGCCACCAACGATGAAGTATTGAAGGTACTGTCGGTCGGCGCGCCACCGTTGTTGTGAAGGCCGCCCGTTCCGGCTGAATACGGGATCGTGCCCGAGCCACCGTGATTGAAGTTGGTGAGCTTGGTGTACGCTCCACCGCCACCAGCAGCACCACCAGCTCCATTCGTTGACCCACCCACGGCGCCGTTGAAACCGCTACCGCCAGCTCCGATTCCTTCAACGGTATTACTCGCGTCATTGAAGTCACTTGGAACGGTCCAATTTTGAGCGCCAGTAGCGGTGAGGACAACGACAGTCACTTTGCCTTCTCCGCGTCGTGTTGCACAATCATGATGGAAGGCTCGATGGCCGTTATTTGGTGCTCGGCACCATCAGGGAAATGCGCGGTCTCGCCCGCCGACAGCTCTTTCGATATTGATCCGATATCCAAACGCACGCGCCCCTTGGTGATGAAGCAGTCGTGAGGATAATCGTGGGCATGTCGCGACGTGCTCTCGCCAGCCTCGCAGTGCATGACGACGATCAGCATCTTCTCGTCGTAGGTTTTGAAGATATGCGAAATCATCAGGTCTTGGTCACTTTCAAGATCAAGACGACGCGCGTGCAGGTCGTGACGGAGTCGACATTGAAGCGTAGCGTGTCACCGGCAGCAATCGAGGTCGTCCAGCCCGTGAGTGTGGTGTCTTCAGATTTTGAGGCCGCAGAAAGTGTCGGTTTTGCCGCAGCCGTGATCGTATCGGCTACCGTGGGAGGGTAGTTCGCGTAGGTATCCTTCCAGATATCGATGACGATCGAACCAGCCTGATCGGCAAGCAGGGTCACGCTATTGATAGTGCATGCGAATGGAATCCGCACATCGCCCTTGATGCCCGTTGTAAGCACGGCCCCACCACCGTCGAAAACATATTCGATAGCAGCCATGACAACTTGCGGATCAAGATTCAAACTTGGATCGCCTCCGGCACCACTACCGTTGCTGACCAAGATGCGGTTGGCGGTGCCCTGAATCGTGCGTTGCGCCCAAGCATCGGTTCCGGTGCGCACCGCGATCCCGGTACTTGATAGTCCTTCCAGAGCGGAAAGATCATTCGACAATGCGAGCGTCGGATTCCCGGCAACACCATCCGAATTGCTGATCGTTATTCCAGCGGCTGGTTGAGCGAGAGACCGTTGTGCCCAAGTATTCGCCGCACTACGCACAGCAATCCCTGTAGAGCCAAGAGCGGCCAGTGCATCCAGATCCGCATCCCAAGCCTCGACGTTCGTTCCTATCGCCACGCCAAGATTGGTGCGTGTAGTCGGCGCATCTCCAAACGCCAGCGCGTTGACCCAATCAAGGGCCATGATGACGTTGACGCCATCGCAAAGAACGAAGGTGGTCTTGCCGTTCGGAATGGTGATGCCGGTGCCGGCGGCGGTCTTCACGCGCAGGCTTTGTCCGCCAGTGGTGTTGTTCTTGACGAGGTAGGATTTCGTGCTCGTCGGGATGGTGATATCCCGCGTGGCAGTCAGCGTGACGCCGGAAGTGATGTTGAGACCCATGCTGCGGGCCTCATCGGCGATGCCATTGTTCGTGGTCAGAACGTAGTTCGCATCCGCAGCGAGCACCACGCTCTTGAAGTTGGCGATCGCATCTTCGATCATCTCGAAGACGGTATTGGCGCGGGCGCCCCAGGTGGTGTCTGTTTCACCGGCACCCTGCTTATCAAGCCTGAGAAGATCGCTGAAGGTACTTGCTATGACACTCTCCTCATCGTTCCTGTTTTCCGGCTGCAGTGGGCTGCGGAGCGAGCGGCGAATAGTCGCGCCGGCGCAGCGCCCGCAGCTCGAACCGAGCGCTGTTGAGCGCGGTCCCGTAGGCGGCCTCGAGCTTCGCCTGCTCGTTCGCTTCCTTCTCCAGGTAAATGCCGGCTTCGACCAGGCACGCTTTGAACAGGCAATCGCCGGCCCGGGTCGAAAGGAAAGTGCCGCTCGTGTCGATGGCGAGGCTGTTCGGGCGCCGGGTGACGAGCGCCGTGGCTGATACGGGCGCAGTCGGTATCGGCCCGACCAGGTAGGTATTCGCGTCCAGATCCGCGTAATCCTTGGGATTGCCGGTTGTTGAGCCGTGGCGCATCTTGATGTAGCCCCAGGTCCTCGGGTAAAGGAATCGCGAGAGGCTTGGGACGAAGATCTCCCGGGTCTGGATCACGAGGCCAGAAGGAAGTTTGGTGATGGTCTGCGCGTTCAACGTGAGCGCCTGCTCGATGTCGAAGACCGTCAGGTCCAGGTCCTTCAGAAGCCGGTCCTCGGCGAGCGCGAGCATGTTCGGAACGTCGCCATCGAAATCCGATCCAGGATCTTCGACCCATGACTCGAATTGGGTTTTGAGCTGCGTGTAGGTGTAGGAGGCCATCAGGCAGCCTCTCCAGCAGGAACGCCGCTCGAACCAACAAATCCGTGCCAGTTGCACCGATGTTCGGGCGGCATGTCGTCATCCTCTTCTTGGATGGAAGGTGTGAGCTGCAGGTCATCTAGCGAACTGCCGCCAGCCACATTCCAGCGCACCTCTTGGCCGGCCTTATTGCGGCCAGCGTAAGGAGAGCCCTGAAAAAAGATGTACACGGAGTGCGTGCCCTTCGGGCCGCCATTCTTCGCATACGACTTCGGGCACAGAAAACACACACCATGGGCTTGGGCAACGGTCTCCACTGGATGGAATACCCACCGGTCCGGGGTTGGCGACCACATATCGATCTGCCCATCATCGCCGCGGAATAGATACATGCCCTTCTCATCCCTTTCTGCAGAGATTTCCTTCTCGCAATGGAGTAGACGTCCGTCGAGTTGGCGCAACTTCATGTGCCTCCGCCGAAGAACGGCCCAGTATCACCTCGAGCTGTCACCAGATCCACGCCCGGATGATTGCCCGGGCTCATGTCGTCCAGGTCCGGACTCGGCTTCTTGAGGATCACCGCGTCCTCCTTGATCTGGCGCTTTTCCTGCTCATGCTTGATGTCGCGGCAATGCGGATGCACCAGCAGGTTCGGCACCTGGCCATCGGGAACGAGCTTGTTCAGACGATATTTCCCGCCGCACCGGCCGCAGAGACCTAAAGCAAATTTTCCCTTGGCGTATTTGCTCACAATGCCACCTCATGCGCGTTCTGCGGATAGCGACGCGCATATTCAATGCGCCAACTATCGCCGTAGTTGCGTTTCATGTTCGAGATGCGAGCGGCTTTCCTGCGATTTTTCACCTGCTCTGGCGTGCACTTGTAGCCCTTGTTGGTAGCAATACCTCTACGAGCAGTTGCATTACGCTCAGCGTATTCAGGATCTCTCCATAATTTCCTCGCCGCTTCGGAGCGCTGTTTCGGATCAATGCCAGCCTTTTGAGCGGCGATCAATTCCTTTCTGCGCTTCGACCACATGATTCGGGTTCTGATGCTTGTCTCTGTTCTGTGTGATTCGCTATTTGTTCGGCCCTTATATGGATTTGGAATTTCTCCGCTTCTAACCTTGGTCAAGAACTTTTCTTTCCAAGCAGCCGCTGCGTTTATCCGCCATTGATCTGGAAGTTTGCTTCCAGCCGGATTCGAGCACGAAGCGCTTCTGCTGCCGTTGTAAACATAGATGCAACGATCCAAGTAATACTGCTCGACTTTCAGCAACTGGCTCTGCTCAACCGATTTCACCATCATGAACATGAACGTACTTTCGCCATGAGCATTCCAGGCGTTTTGTAAGAAAGGTGAGTGATGTCTTCCACGACGCAACGCTTCGCGATGTTTGCGCCACCGATACGCCACATCAACAGACGAACCGATATACATCCGTCCGTCTAACAGATTTAAGATGATGTAAATTCCGCTCAACTTCATCAGATTCCACCCAACTCGAAGCTGACATCGGTGTACTCGCGGTCGGCCTCGCCGGCGATCGCGAGGGCCTTGTCGGCGAGTCCCTGCAGCAGCTGGAACCGATCCGGGGCGAACTTGAGCGACAGTTGCTTCGCCATGCCAGCGCACACTGCCTCGTAATAGGTGTATGGAAGATCGGGCGACTCGCTCATCGCGGTCACATCCTGTTTGCGCCGCAGGCGCTTGTAGTGGAAGACATCGGTGGAGTTCTCCGGCACCGTCCACAGGCTGTATTTGCTCTGGCTGATGTCGTACCACACGTTGGTCGGGAGGCCGCGTTGCGTCTTTTTGGGGATCCTGAAATACATCTCGCGGCTGATGACGAATACCGGCGTATCCACGCCCGCGCGCCGGACATTGGCTTCCAAGATCAGGATGGTGCCAGTAGTGGCGGTGTAAGGCGTCGCATCGTCACCCTGGCCGGCGGTGAGCGCTTGGGTCTGCTCATCCACATCAAAGAGCGTGATCTCCTTCGCGCTCCACTCGGCCATGAGCAGGTTCGCACTGCGGATGGCGCTCGTCATGTGCCGCGGCGTCAGGGTCGCAGGATCCACGCCGCAGCGCTCGAACGCTTCGTCGAAGATATCGTCGAAGGTGAGCTGGAAGGCGTAGGTGCCGGAGCTCGCCATTTACGGTTTCCCTTCTTCGGGCTTCGCGCCATGGGTCATTTCCATGAGCTTGTTCAGGCGCTGCTCGCGGTCGCGGAAGATGCGCGCGGTGACGAAGGCACCCACGTAGATCGCGGCGTAGAACTCGGTCATTTTGCCGATCAGCAGCAGATAGGAAAAGCCCACCGTCATCACCACGAAGGTGCCCGCTTCGAACATCTTGCGGGCATCGGTGCGGACCTTACTCGCTTTATCGGTGGAAGTGACCAAATCCCATAGATTGATGAGCCCATCGCGCTGGCCGCGCCACAGGCAGGCGATCACCACCAAGAGCGTGACCATGTAGATCGCGTCCGCCAGCACGTAGCCCTTGAAGAACTCTGCCCACCAGCCGCTCATATCAACACCATACTCCTTTCGATCCGTATTTCCGCGCCACGCCCTTGGCAAGCAACAGGTCCGACAGCGAAAGTCCATCCACCGAGACGTTCCCGAGGATGCGCCCGAACGAATCCCGGGAGTTCGCGGTGATGGTGATGCGTTGGGCGCCGCTTAAAACTTCCGACGTCACCTGCTTGGCGGCCTGCGCCAGTGCTTTTTCGCATTGGGTCGCAGCTCGAAGCTCGGGCGTGTCTATCCCGAGCAAGCGCACATGCTCCTCGGCGATCACATTCGGCCAGATACGGGCCTGCACGCGGATCGTATCGCCATCGATCACGGACCAGGACAGAACGATCGCGAAAAAAAGCTCAGTCATTTTTCATTTCGACGTTATCAAGTGAGCAACATAAATAATGACTGTTCCTATCCCTACGACTACCACTCCAACCGCCCACAACCCTATCCTCGCCAGTCGCTTATCCACGATCTTATCGAGCAGATCTGAGTAGAATTTCTCGCGCTCGGTCTTTGTCTCGTTGTAATGTTCGCGCAGTGCTTGCTTGACAAGCTGTACTTCGCTTTGTTCGTATTCTGTTCTGATCCGGTCATTTGCCATCATCTCACTCCGCGCCGGCGCGCACGGGCGAGCCATTCGACCACTTGTCGGACAATAGGCTCATCGGTGTTCTGTGGGACGACCTGGCCGTCCTGGAAGATGGCATCTTCCATTTCGATTGCATCTTCGTGGATCTCCATGCGCGCCTCGGGCGTGTCGACGATTGGAGCGACGACGTCCTCGACCCGCTGCGGTACGGGATCCTCCAGTTCATCGGCAGGCTCGTCGAACTCGGCAAACGGCAAAAGCAGGGCTTCGAGCAAGTCCTCGAGCAACTGCGCGAAGAATTCGTCCGGCAGCTCGATTTCGGCTTCGACGTCCTCCAGCGAAAGAGAAAGTAGAGGCTCGGACCCATCCTCGAGCAGTTGGGCGATGAAATCATCAGCCAACTCGACCTCGTGTTCGATCTCGGCGATGACGCCGAACATCGCCTCGACCGAATCCTCGAAGACTTGAACGGGCACATCGTCAAAGAACTCGGGCTCATCGAAGAACTCCGCGACCAAAAGGTTCCGGGTTTCCGGATTGTCGGTGGCCGGAGCATCCGCCGGGAGTATGAGAAGTAGCGACATGGAGCGCTCACGCGAGCACCATCCAGCGCACTGTGCTCTGATCCAAAAGATTGAGACTCGCGATCGAGAAGTTAGCCTTGTCCGTAATCGTCCAAGTCAACTCGCCGATTGTTCCGAGGGCGCGCCGACGCGATAGCAGGACTACCGCATCGGGTGGAATGCGTCTGACGGGCACTATCGCCTGTCCATTCACCAGGTTCACCTCGCCGGGGCCGATAATCATGGCGGGCCAGCTCCGTGCTGCAGCGTCGGCATGTCCAGATCCGACGCGTTCACCGTGAGCCCCAATTCTGTCGCCTTGGCTTGCACTGAAGCGACTATCCCATTGCGCAGGTCTGAGAGCGTGTATCCTGACGCGAGCAGCACGAGTACATCCTGCGGCTTGCCCTCGATACTCGGGTCCACATCGTCGCCTGAGAAGAAGCACGTCGCCACGATGCCTACCTGACCATTGTAGATTTTCTCCACCACGCGCAATCCCGATACCAATGCTGCAGCCACAATTTGGCTCCCTTTGCATCAAAATGCCGCGACTTCCGCAGCTCCCAGATCGACGGTCACATCCGCGCCTGCCGACGCACCCAGCAGCACTCGATTCTGGATCTCGAATCCCTCGTTGTTTGCAAACACGAAGGGGTGCGTTCCATTTACGTCATCGAACACATCGAGAAACGAAAATGGGACATCACCCGCCGTCGGAACCGCACCGAGCAACCATTTCGGCAACGACGCAAAGGGATTGCCATCGGGCGTGCGCGTGCCAGCTGTCATGCCTGCAGCAACTCCAGCCGCCGTTACGTGGCGAACCTGAATGCCGCCAGGCGCAGCCGCCATGGTCGCGCCGCGCTTCACCGATAGCGTTGGAGTCACGGTGCTCGCAGTGTCAACCGCCGAGAACGCCGTGTCCTTGAACACGTCGAGGCTGTCGAGAATGGCCGCCGTGCTCAGCACCGTCTGCAGCCACTTGATAGTCATGCGCGTCGGGATGACGAGATTCGTACCTGAGTTGCGCATCTCGTATAGCCGCGACGCTGCCGCCTGCGCATTGGCAAGCGCAAAGCGCGCCGACGCCCGATAGTGCCCCAGCGCACCATACTCCAGCGGCTTGACGTGAACATGCAGCCCACGAAACACCGGCCCGCCGACCTCGGCGACATAGCCGCTGAGACCCTGGAATTGAATAGTCATCGGTGCTTCCTGAAGTAGCGCATCATCCGCCCCGCGTCGTCGAGCGTCATGCTGAACGAGATCACCGGCCAACCTTCAGCCCTCATGCGCTCGATCTCGTGCTCCAGCGCGTCGGCCATCGAAAGAGGCTCGAAGCGATCCAGGCGCGGTCCAAGCATCGGCAAGCGCTCCGCTCCGCCCGCTCGCCGAATGGCGTCCTCTACGCCTATTTTGCGACGCA